AAATATACTTTGTACAGGTTTATTTTTATGTGGGCGATCAATAGTAGGGTCTGTTTGTAATCCAACTATTAAATGATCACATACCTTCTTTGCTTCTTTAAGCATAAGAATATGACCAGCATGAAATAAATCAAATGTGGCGCATGTAAAGCCGACTCTAATTTGTTGGTTCATTAATATGTTGTTCCTTCAATAGTTTTTCAAATGTTTTAAAACATCTTTCAAACTTTACTTCGTATAATGCTTCCATGCCCATTAGCATGTTAGCGATCTTGTCCTCACGACCTGGCTCAAGCGGTGCATCAAGCAAATACTCAGTTACACGCTTGAGGTCTGTGGTGACATTCCAGCATTCCATGATCTGTTGTTCTAAATCAAATTGTGTTCTATTCATATTAATACCCTACAAAATATGCGAATAATACAATCATTACCGCGTAAATGCCTGCTGCGATCAATAGGATTTCTAATAGCGGCTTCCAAAAATCTTTCATTACCCTCTCCTCATACGACTAATATCCTTCATCTGCTCCTCATCAATAACAGGAACAGCATTAGATTTATGCATTGTAGCAATACCCTTGACGAGAGTTCCTGTATATTTCATGCTCTCTCGCTTCTCAGTATATGCAAGATTGGTATCAAGAGATTGTAGTGATCGCGCAGTATCAGCGCCGACACGAGGACAATATGAAAGACTCGGAAGTTTCTCAACACCCAAGATCGCACTTGAACGTTGATACTTCCGAGCAATTACACCCTTTGCTTTGCGTTTCTTTTTCGGCTTGAAACGTGTAGCGCAATAGATCATCATATAATATACTTTTCGTTGTGAAAATTATAGAACTCTTTGATCTCTCTCACCAATGGTCGTGATCGATCCCACTTCGAAGTTGGATCAACACCACTATCTAAAACCTCAATCATGTTTCTAGCAAAACTTCGAAGAGCGCGCAGTTCTTCTGTTGTGCCAATCGGCATTACCTCAAAATTACCTTCGGTCATTGTATGTTCTCCAGTCGCGCTTCCAATTCATATACTCAACAACCTTTGCAGTAAGATACATAAATGTTACTGTGTTGAGTGTAGCATAAAACAGAAACACGCTTAAAAAAGTCTGACTCATCACATCCACCTGCCAGTGTTCGCAGCAGTCACAACATCACGACATGCATCAATCGCTTTCTGAACATCTTTCTGAGCCAGACGAATCTGATACCAAATGTATGTAAAAGAAACAGAAGTGAAAACGATCAAGAAAAATATCAACAGAATAATGATTTCCATTTTTACTCCAAGAATGAAAAATTGCCAGAAATAGTAATACGTTCTTCGTCGCAATTATGCTGAGTGACCCTATGTTCTACCCAACAGGGAAAAATAAACAATTCGTTTTGTTTCGGTGCAGAATCAAAACTAGCGTTAAGCCTAAATTTATCTGGGTAATCATATTCCAGATCTTTGTTCCTACTTCTAAATAGCAGTTTACCACTGTCAGGATGATCAGGAATCTTGTAAAAGTAACAAAATGAAAACATAGTGCCACCTAAATGATGGTGCCATTCTTGGAATGAACCCTTTCTATAAAGGTTAATCCATGGATGTTTACATACTAATCTACCGTTAGTATTATATACTAATTTCGTAAATTGTTGAAAATAATTGTTACAAATCTCTTGAAATCTGATCTGCCATTCTTGTAGGTTATCAGGAGTGTCTGATCCATGAACGAATGTTGTTAAAATATCGCAATGCCATGGTGGGTGATGCACTGCTATTTCTTTAATCTTACTTATTGGCAAGAATTGTTCAATCGCATCATGTTCTTGAATCTGAACTCTGTAAAATGGAGTAGGAAATATTGGATGAAACCAAACACTCATTATACCTTCTCCACAAGTTTAGACAGAGTATAGTCAGCGATCTTTGCTCGAATCATCGAAGGAATATCCGTGTATGGATCCTCCAAGAAATAAGAACAACCATCTCTCCAACTATTGTACTTCACAAACCGAGCAAAGTCAAGCATGTGGTGCTTGTTACTTGGATTGAATGGTACTCTTGCTCTTGGTGCGAGCACAGAACGACGATATTCATTTGTCATCATAATAGTAACGACCCTTTCGTTTTGCAGGAATCATGACTAGTATACCGCAGATAAGACCGCAAAGCAATCCTAAAACAAATGTCACATATGGGTCATTCATCATATGGCTCCGTAGAAAGACTATCAATCACATCCCAACCAAGTTCAATCAAACGATTTTCAACATGATTGGGATCAGCACCATGTAATTCTTCGGGTGTGAACGCAACAACGGCATAACCCATCTTGTGCAACTGTCGCAGATGTTCAACTGCTTGCTTGGTGTTGTTCGGATTTACTTGTGCCATTTTCAACTCCTCATTTTCACGTTTGAGTTTTTGTAATTCAAGCCAATCTTCAAAATGTGGTGAGTGCTGCATCAATAGTGCTCAGCGCCTGGATCAAATTCAAGATCATCATAACTGACAATCTCAACACCATCTTCGCCTGCAGCGACAGCGGCATCGCAATCATTGTCATAAGCAGCAAGGATCGCGTGAACCTGTGTCAGAGGAATACCAAGAGATGTTGCAATCTCTGCTTCCTTCATGCCTTCGCTGTGAAACATGTCGATGACATCAATCTCAATATTCTTAAAGTATCCCATTAGAACGGCACTCCTTCACCCATCGGAATCTTATTCAAATCTGCTTGCATCTTGCGATCACCGATCACCAAGAGCAAATGACACGCACGCTCAAGTTTTTCTGCAAGATCATAGCAGTTCTTGGCATCGAGATCATACTGCGTCATCGTGTTTGCGAGAACAAGATCAGCACCATTTACCAAATCAATGGCTTCACTCAACAAAGTTTCAGTTTGCTTTTTCACAATATCAACCCCAGTCCTTGAAATTGCCGCTGGCTTGATTGTCCTGCCAGCCGCGAATATATTCCTGACACTCTTCCAAAGTCATTTCTGACTGCTGAATCTCATCAGAGTTATAAGTATCGCCCACGAAATAGTGCGGACGAAACGATCGCTGATAGTAACTGTCGGCAGAACCACGATCATACGGACTGCCGTGACCACGATCAAGACGCATTGTGCATTTCCTCATAAAGAACAAACGAAACCTCTTCGCGAACCGCAGTGTCAGTGGCTTCCTCGAAGCCTTTGACCTTGCTGAGTTTCTCCAACATCCGCAACACCTCTATCCAAGAGATATCAAGGAGATGTGCTGTAGTGACAATATTGTGGACTGCAACATTGCCTTCGTCCGTGAACATTCCGTAATAGGGAGTTTTCATTAGGCAATCACCTGCACGCGAGGCTCAGTATTAGCGAGATCATCAAAGAAATGATTGCCAGGAAGCGGAGCGTAGAATTCTTCGCGCGGGAAGGAGAGATCAACCTTACCCTGCCAAACACGCTTGGCAGTCTCGGCGCAAAAAGTGCCGTCTTTATAGACAGCGACAACCACGCCAATGCGATAGCAATCGTTATGACCAACGAAGTCAAGAGACTTGACGACGTCACCTACTTTTACAGTTTTATCATTTACCATACATTCATTATACCGCGATGAGTCGATATTGTAAAGGTAAAAAACTCTAATAAAATCAATAACTTGCACAGGTCTGTAAAACCTCCTGCAATCGCTTTGCAGCGGTCCTAATTTACCCTATACCTGCGCCTCTGTTTGGCGATTTTGCGTCCAATGGGACTCAGACCACAAGATTCTGTACGATGACCGCGCAAGCCAACCAAACCCACAGTGTATTGAATCCGACCAACGTCGGAAGCAATTTCTCGTTAGATGCCCAAATCAATGTGAGACTAGTTGCTGTTGCAAAAAAGTACAACCACCAAATCTGAATTCCAAATACAAGTCCAGGAACAATGATGATTGCTTTCGCAAACCAACTTGCTGCTTCTACGATGTTGTATGGTTTCCAATATTCTTTGGTGAACCACATTTTGTAACAATCAACAACTTTTTGCCATCCTGTCAGAACATAAATAGTTCCAATCAAAAATGCCCAAATAGAAAACGTCCAAATTATTTGTTCTGTGGTCATAACAACTCTTTAGGCATGTCCCAAGTTCTCACTTTCACACCTGCTTCATTCAGCATTTGTTCTGCGTGTTCAATTGAATAGTGCTTGCCAACACCAACGCCAGGAAACGGACGATTCGGTCCGATGACTTCCTTGATGCCTGCTTGAATCAATGCGCGTGTACAATCGGCGCATGGCTTTGGTTCCCAGTTTAGATATGCACGTGAGTTGTTGAGTGAAACACCAACACGAGCAGCATTGAAGATTGCGTTGCGTTCAGCATGTTCAACCCAGTGATACTTTTCTGGACGCTTCCAGCGATCTTTCCAATCTTCTTCAATGCCGCGAGGAAAACCATTAAAACCCGTCGACAAGATGACGTTATCATCATTGACGATTACACACCCCACCTTTGTCGACGGATCCTTGCTCTTCTGTGCGATCAGAGTAGCCTGTAAGATAAACAATTCATCCCACGATAGTTCATCACGAATCATAATATAGTTCTCAAGTTATAGAATCCACTTATCTTCTTTTTCTTTATCTTTAGATTTATCTCTAAAGAAATATACGATGCTAAAAGCACCAATTAAAAGTAAAATGAAGATGTCTGCTGGATTCATAATATCATCCTTTAATTTCAATCTTACGAGGCTTCTGTTCTTCAGGGATGACATTTTCCAATTCAATGGAAAGAATGCCATCAGCAAGTGCTGCGTCGCGAACCACTATAGTGTCAGACAAAACAAATTGACGCGAGAACTTACGACCAGCAATACCCTTTGTAATGTATATCCGTTCGTCAGTTTCTGCTTTTTTGCCTGTTACTTTGAGAGAGTTTCTCTCGCTAGTGATTTCAATCTCATCTTGTTTGTAACCAGCAACTGCCAATTCCAAAATAAAGTTGTATTCGTCTTTCTTGACGACATTCACAGGTGGAAATGCAGTTTGAGTAGCAGTCAATAGATGAGCCGCATTGTCTAGCGCGGCGAACGCATTCTCGAAACCAAGTGCTGTTGGTAGAAGGCGATCGACGTATGCGGATGTGAGTGCAGTGATATTTGTCATTTTATAACTCCTTTATTAAGCAAGTTGTTGTTACGGACCCCAAATGGGCATCCTTCTTATTTAGTCAACTAGCAATGCCAGTTGAGCCGAATCCACCAGATCTTTCTGAATGTTTTTCTGGACGAGTGTTTATAATGCCGATATGAAAAGACTCATTGCAAATAATCTCACCTTGTGCAATTCTATCGCCCTTTCTAATAGTCGCATGCATTTTTGATACATTGGTGAGTAGAACGAAGACTTCTTCTTGATAGTCAACATCCACAACACCTTCACAGTTCGCTAGGATCAAACCTTTCTTAAGCGAAAGACCAGAGCGAGGATGCAAACGAATACTATAATTCTGCAATGGCATCTCAGTTCTTGAAATATCAGCAAAAGTTTCTATGGTAACTTTATGATTGATTTTGAAGATCAATCCAGTTGGAATCAAAAGCCGATCTCCTGGGTAGATGTACGTCTCACCAAGAGTATTGACTTCACGTTCAATCGGTGCGTTGAAAGAGTCATATCCCTTCACTAATTTGGTTGTTGGTTGAAAAGAAAGATCAAAGCATGTTGCCATGCTAGTGCCAAAGGTTGGCAATTCTACATCATCACCAAGTCGATACACACTCAAATAAAGCATAATTTATCCTTAATTATATTTTATAAATTTACCATCTACAATTTTAACTATAAAACAATTATTTCCCCATGTATCTTCGCAATCATTTAATCCTAGAATTTCAAAAACAGCTCTCTTTATAGGCTCATGATGATAATCATGCCCTGCAATAACTCCATTATTTTTAATTTTTGGTAACCAGCATTGTAAATCTTTCTTTATACCCTCATAAGAATGATCGCCATCTATGAAAACAAAATCTAGTGACTCATCTGAATAATTTAATGAGACCGCAGAGGAATCGCCACGAATTGCATTTATGATGTGAGACACAGGTTTGGTGTTGTGTGAGAATGTTTGATATAAATCCTCGCTAAAATTTGGATATCCTTGACCCGACATCTTTTCTTTATAAAAAGAATCGTTTTCCCATAAATCAACGCAATCAAACTTTATATTTTTTCCAGAGTTAATTATTTCCACTGCCATATATGCAGCGAATCTACCTTTCCAAGAACCAATTTCTACAAAGTGACTTGAATCTGGAAAATGTTGCACCATTTCAGAATACAATTTTGAAAAAGAAAACCAGTGCTCCCCGAAATTGTCATCAAAACAAAAATGCTTCATCATGATTCTTTTTTCTTTTTTCCTATGGTATATTTGGAAACTAGTTGCCAGTCATTCTTATCCTTAAACGGAAGAATTTTAATCTGTGATAGTGGAGCGACGTTGTCTTTTGTTTTTTCTGGACTTACGAGTTTTACCAAACCCCATTCAGCCATTAGATTGGCAATGGTATTACGACGTTGAATGTCATTGTCTGACATATTGCTCGGCTTACCGTCCAACTCGAAGAGTTCTTTGAAGTGGACGATATAATACTTACCTTGTTTATGGAGGATATGGCAGGATTGATATAGAATGTTGTCATTCTTGGCTGCGACACCAATGCGAGTAAGCGTCTCGCGAACTTTGAGGAAGTCGTCTTGCTTTTCTAGTGTGACTTCTACGAGTTTTTCGACCATGGTCAATCACCTTTATATAATTGTTTTTTCATCGCGGTGATTTGGTCTTCAGAAAGAATCTTCAATGTTTCCTCTGCTTTCGCGTCGGAGTATCCATAATATTCTTTAACTACACTCAAATCACTACTTTGAGCCTTTTTGTGCCATTTACCATATGGACGTTTCTGGGCTCTTATAATATTTATAAGAAAGTCATATTTGAGTTTATTGTCGAGTGTTGTGAATCGATTCATCTCATTGGCTAATAGGACCGTATCACGATGATAGGAAAGTGCTCTATTTACCATGAAAGACGAATAAGACTTCTCGTCCTGTTCAGTCAGCAAGGCATATTCCTTGGTCTGTAGGATAGACGGAAGTATTTCTTTAAACAAGTCAGCCATATTAAACAAACATATGATCTAAAGTAGATCGATTTTCGATTGATGAATCTAGGATTACTACTTCGTGTATTAAATCATCAATATGCATTGCCAATACAAGTTTTAAATAGTTATTATTTGTTATTTTTGGAAATGCATTAGAGACTACAATGTATTCATAGTCTTTGATTCCTTGAATTTGCATACTCAGTTTTAAGATTCTTCCTCTTATGATAGCACCATCAATAGCAGTATCTTTGTTTAATCCGATTTTACTATCTTGCTTACCATAACATTTGCTTTGTCTAGATTTAGACTCTATGAATATTTGTTTTCCGTTTTTTAAAACAACTTTAAAGTCAAAGACATATTTTGAATTAAATTGTTTAAATGTTCTGATCACTTCTTCAGCATTTTTGATATATATTCTCGCCATATCTTCACTAGGAATCTGTATTTCATGATGCTGCTCTAAACTCAATATTTGATTTGAATAGTGTTTTCGTATCCATTTTTTAGTTTGAATTTCAAATTCTACACCTGATGTTTCGACACTAGTTTTTTTCGATTTTTTATTTTTTCTATTTTTCATACGAACTTACACTCCACCATCATCTCAGTGAGGCATGCGGTAAGATTTAGTTCCTGATCTGCAACAAATGCTGATTGGTATTGATAGCGCGCAAGAATTACAACCGCATTTGGAATCGTAGACTTATCCATGATATCATACAGACTATCATAGATCTTACGATAAATCTTTGCAGGATCATCACCACCAAAATCAGCAACCCACTTTCTCATTGCCCCAAAGTTTTGTTCCTTTAAAGAAGTTACCAGTTCATTGATTGATACGTCAGCAATGCTTGATAATATACCAGCGTCGATCTTACCACTGACTGAATATCGCTGTAGTTCATTCAACACTCGGCGATAGTCAGGAAAATGCTTCTTGACAACTTCAACTAATACTGTTTTCTCGAAAGGAATCTTTTCGACGTTAAGAATTTCAGCAGCACGCTTCATGAATGCTGCAGCCATCTTTGGTTTATCTTCCTTGCGCAGTTTGAATTCAATCACAGCGCAACGAGAATGCAACGGTTCAATGATACGATTCTTGTAGTTACAAGTCATGATGAACGTGCAGTTATGCGCAAATTCTTCCATCGCTGCACGCATCGCTGGCTGGGTACTATTGGGGTTCAAATAATCTGCTTCATCAATAATGATGACTTTTTTACCACCACCAAGAGACATTGCACTGGCATAGTTCTTGATTTTGGTTCGGAATGTGTCAATACCAGACTCATCCGAGCCGTTGATCATGAGATAGTCGCAACCGATTTCATCACACAATGCGCGTGCAACTGTAGTCTTACCTGTGCCTGGACCACCGCAAAGAAGCAAATGCGGAATCTCTTTCCGATCCACATAGGACTGGAAAGTAGATTTGTATTCTTCTGGAAGTATGCAATCAGCGATCGTATGCGGTCTATAGCGTTCTACCCACAAAACATCACTCATAATAAAACCTCATGATGAAAAGATGGGACGGAGGGGGTGAATCCTCACAGCGGCAGTCTGGCGGAGTGTGCTGTCAACAAGAACAGTTGCGCCCCAATAGACTTATTTAGCCACATTTTCGTAAATGGTCTGGAAGTCACTCTGCTCTGCAACTTCCTCTTCATAACTACGCTTGTGATAAGTCTTTGCCAGTTTACGACCCAACTTCTTGGGAATCTCGCATTCGTCATGCATCTTGTCGAGAATCTCTTTG